TTAATTGAATGTTTAAAGAGTTACTAGTATTATTTCCTAATCTAAAAAATGAATTTGAAGAAAATGCAAAAGCTTGAAAGTTTGTACCTACTACTCCATTAGATGAATTATTATTTATTTGTAAATCCCCCCCGCTAGTAATCCGCATACGTTCGGTATTGTTAGTAGCAAATCTTGTATAACCATCTCTTGGATTCCATAATTCAAAGTCAGTTGTATTAGTAACAGCAGGATTACCCATATAAAAAGTATCCGTAGATGTTTGTCTAAAAGTAATACCACCAGTTCTTGAGGAAGAGTCTCCGCAAATTGTTAGCATATAAGAGCCTTGTGGCGCCGTCGTTCCGATGCCGACGTTGCCAGCAGTTGTAACTACTAAAGGAGTAGTGCCTCCAGTATAATTATAAAGTTTAAAAGCAGTGCCTTCTCCAGCTAAAGCCCATGCTTGTGCAGTTGCATCTGTTTTAGCAAATTGTATAGATGGTCCACTTCCTTTTGAAAGAGTAATTGTGTCTCCGCTTGTATGTGTAAATGAGGCAGTTGTCGCACTAACACTACTCGAAAACGTGGCGGCTCCGCTATTTGCTACAGTAATGGCTTTATTAAAAGTTGTATTCTTTACATACAACTCAAACCCACCACTTGTATTTAGGTTAAAGCCAAAAGCCTTGTCTCCTGCAAAGTTTGCATATTGAGCAGTCAATCCACTTGCATAAGTATCACTTAAAACATTTGATACCATATACATTACCGCCTTTTGGCTAGTACCAGTTCCATCTATTTTAAAAGATTGTCCAGCTATTAAGCCCTCTCCAGTTGCACCTTCAGATGGATTATTAGCTCTTACTGCACCACTAAATAAAGCACTCGTCCCATTTAAAGCTCCGGTTAAAGTGCCACCAGCTAAAGGTAGGTAGGCGGATAACTGAGAACTTAAGGCAAGCGTTCCGTCACTCGCTGGCATTGTATAATTATAGTTACCAGCGTATAGTAAACGAATAGCATTTGCCCCAGTGTAAAATCCAATAGCGGCAGTCTCAGCCCAAATCCCAGTATAACCAGTTGAATTGCTTAATTGAGCAATGTTTTTAATTTGTAAAGTATCGTCTAATTTGAATACATTAGACATTGTTTTTACACCAGCAATAGTTTGCGCTCCAGTTAATTTAACTACCGCAGAATCTAAAGCGTAAACGCTAGAATCTACTGAGCCATCCGCTTTTAAGAATTGTGCCGAAGTTCCACCCGATCGAATGATTTGTCCTACCGTTAAATTACCTCCGAAGGTTCCGTTTCCAGTTGTACCTATTGTTAACCTACTTGTCGAGTTTGTTACATCGTAAACCGTAAAGGTTCCGTCTGTATTCGAGATAAAATAGTCTGGATTATTATCTGTATCCGTAAAATATAAACGCGGATTTGTAGAGCTTAGAGTTACATCCCCGGTAAACGTTGCACTAGTTCCGTTTAATGCACCCGTCAAAGTTCCCCCTGATAAAGCTAGGTAAGTCGAAGCCGCGGCGCTGGTAGTTAAATAAGTGCTATTATCGTAGCTTATTGTAGTTCCCGAAATTTTAACAAATCCAGTTCCAGAAAGCGCCGCTTGTTTAGCGTTAAAAGTTGTCCAGTCCGCAGAAGTTAAATATCCATCTTGTGAGCTTGTCGCGGCTGGAATACTAAATACTCCAGTGCCTGAGTTATAAGCCAAAGGAGAGGAAGCAGAAACCGCCGCTCTCGCTCTAGTATCTGTAAACCATCTATTAGTCGGACTAGCTAGCTCCTGAATGTCGTCAGTATCTAAGACCACTGCACCCACTAAGGTATTAACAGAGCTAACCCCCGAACCGATAGCCGTTCCAAGATCCGAAATTGTAGTCTTGTAAAGCTGTCCAGTTGTCGGATCCGCAATAGGGAATAAATCAGTAACTAAGACTGAAGGCTTGGATACTAATTGAGAGACTTTTTTATTTGCCATTAGGAAGGATAATTAAAATTTGTAGGAACTTGACAGCGATCCGATAACATCGGGAAGGAGACAGTCACGTCTGCCTTTACACCAGCCAAATAGTCCTCTTCTTTCTCTGTGAAAAATTCTAGGGTTACATTGTCAGCTATATCCCAGTCAAATTTAGGATAGCGCATCATTGAGACAATATCCTGCGCGATCAATAGTTGATCTGATAGGACATCATTCTCATTGGATTCGTCCTGAAGCTGGCGATCTAAAAAATAAAGTGAGAAGTTAAGGCTCAATTCCTTTGATGCGATCGAGGATCCAGTCAAAGAAAAGAACATAGCTGGATAAGTGTTATCCGTTTGACTTAGAAACTCCCATACATCACCGAAATAAACAGTGTTTATCTGGTCATGAGCGGAGGCTAAATCACTTATTAGCTTGATTGTTTGATTTAATGTCAGCTGTCTTGGTGCCATTCGTTTGGGTAGCCAGGTAAACCTGGAGTTTTTTAATGTTCTTTGTGCTGTATGCTTTAGGCATCTTGTTTTTATTTAGCAAATTCCATTCTCGCCTTGGTATCTTTCCTCGAAACTCATAGGCTTGCAGTCATAGTCATCACCTAACCAGATCGAAGCCTGGTAAGCGTCACGCTCTGGCTTGATTATATCTACACCGGTCCCATAATTAACGTATTCCTGGAACTTGTCGCTAGTTGATGAAACCTGCTTAAGGTGTTTGATTAATCGCTGAGTGTAAAACTCTGCGCGCGTTCTGTATCTTGAGGCCACATCGATCAGGTCCTGCATCTGAGGCGTCTCTGTGTTCTCGCTATTCTTGCGCACTAAGCCCTTATTATAGAATTGATAAGACAAACCTACCGGAAGCTCTGAAAGCGTGTAATAAACTAAAGGATTCGTGATGAAATTATCTAATAAGTCCACCTCATCCGCGTTTAAATTATTGTTCTCAATCCCGTCCTGGAGGCGATTGTATAAAGCCGTACCTAAAGCAGGCAGTAAATACATATCCTGCGCCGACAGAATTTCCGGAAGGATCAATTTGTCATCTACATTAGTATGCAGAGCGCTTCTTTCCTTGATCGTGTTTACGTTTATAAAGCAGATATTTTTCATTCCTTAGTCTTTTTTAATCGTTACATTACTCGACCACACATGCCGACAACTTGGAGAGTGTTCTCCGTCTGGCATTGTCCACCATCCACCTCTGCGATCAAAAACTGAATAGCCTAATCTTAAGCTGATCGCTTCGATCTCTGCTCTTGTATAAAGTCTATCTAATTCCATAAGACGCGCACAGAATTGACGCGATGGATGCTCAGCAGAATTGCGCTGACCTACCGGAATCGATGAGCGCCACTCGTAAGAATAGCGGACCATGAAGCTCCTTGTCGATGGCTTAGTGTCAGTGATCTCAGATAGGGGAGATGTCAAAATTCTTTCAACAGTTCCTCGCACGTTTGTGGACTTAATTAGTCCGCGCTCCTGCAAGCTATCCATGACCTTATTAATAATCCCTAGATCCGTCTTAATCGTTCCAGCAATAATCTCTGGAGTGATTCGCTTATCCTTCTGGATTAAGTCCAAGACGTTCGCCTCTAGACGTGTCAGCTCTTGCTCTGCGAAGTCCAAATTCATTGCCTCCTCTAAGTCATTAGGCGTAGCGGAGAACGTGTCTCTAGTGCGAAATATGGAGTAATTAGATTTACTCTCTCCGAACTGCGCGAATATATCAAGGACATCGTCCTCGCTGAATCGTAGATTAGTAGCAGAAGGAGCGGCGCTCTCTGGCTCTCCGCCTCCTTGCTCTTGTGTTAAGCCTACCAGAGATCTGATCTCGTTTTGAGTCATTGATTCTAGCACCTTGTTAGCTACTAATGGGGATAAACTATTAATCGCATTGATTACATCTTGAGCGGATCCGGTTGTATTTGGTTCTAGTTTAGGTGCTCCAAGCTTCTCGCGGATCTCGTCTTTAGTTAAGTTCTGTGCGATTGTAGCTTCAGAGAACTCCATGCCAATCGGCTCGACTGGAATTATTTGTAGCCCATCGACAGCACCGCGTAATTTGGCAAGTAAACTGAATACTTGTTCCTGATATATTTGCTTATCATTGACGTATGTGTTTTTAAATATCTCATAAGAATCGCGCATTTGCTGGCGTGATCCTAATTGTCCAGGTGTTGCAATACCAAATAAATCAGGAGACGTGATCTGGTGTCCAGCGTACACGTTTTTCTCGATTATCTTATCTACATTGGCAAAGTCCTCCTTCGTAATGTCAGAAGCCCCAAGGTCCTCAATGATTGGCTTTCTAGAAGCGTCATTCACAAAGGAAAGAATAAACTTCTTGCCGTCGGATCCTGAGAATCGATCAGTGAACTTGCGTTCTACTTGACGCTTCTCTTCATCTTGTGGCTCACCATTTGGAAGCGTGATTAATTTAGAAGCACTGAAGCCAGTCTGTGCATTTCCTAGGACGTGCTTAGAGACTTCGATGTCTGACTCGATATAATTCAAGGCGCCCATGTAACCAGGCAAAGAATAAGCCGATAGGTTAGGACGGTATTCTTTTAAGTAAAGAATCTGAGTGCCGACTGGAAGCTTATCATTAAACGCGTTGTAAATATCGCGCTTGTATTTATTGTCAGCCCAGTTTTCAGAATACCAAAACTGAGTATTGTCTTCGTTTGTGCGGACCTTAGTATAGTCTAAGTGATAAATCTCTGAAATTTGACCAGCTACCTGGCTCCAGATTACTTGAAGATAAGCGCCTCCGAATAATTCGACGTCTGTAGAAACCTTCTTTAGGATGTCATTAAGAGATTCGAATGGATTAGGATGATCAATAAACTCCTTCGCTACCAAATCAGCCTCATCTATTGGCTTAAATCCGTTACCAGTGATATAATTTACCTTGCTTTTTATGATCGCATTGTGCTTCGCTGATTTAGTAAACAGATCGACCAGGTAATTAGGGTAATCATTCTTCTTTCCGAACTCAATGTATCCACCATTCTCGCCTTTTTTCTCTGTATATTCTGGCTGTCTGGCCTCCGCAAAGGTTAGAACGTTCAAGAAATTCGTTGTATTGCTCATATATCGCGCACTATAAAGGTATTATTCGTTTGGTTGTAAGTAGTGAACTCAAATTCTGTCGCATTTTTAAGCGACATTTGCCCCACTTCTAGCAGGTTTGTAGCTAAAGCAGGATTTAAATTAGAGCTTGATGTCTGCTCATAGATAGCATAAGTGTATTCTCCGCTGTCATAGTTAGAGAAATAGCTATTTGTCACTATATTAAAAGCGTTAAATCTGTCTTTATAATTGGACAGATCAGCATTATTTAAAATGACGAATGCCTTTGTGTTATCTGTAGCCCTGGATGTAAAGTAGAATAAGTAATTAGGCGCTGAAAGAGTTTGCTTCTCCTTAAGCGTCACCACTACCTTAGTCGTTTGTCCTTTAATAAAGTGAATCATCTTTAATAAATAGCAAAGCAAAGTTATTTTATAAAACAAAAAAAAGAGGAGGCTTTCGCCCCCTCCCCGTCTAACCAAACGACTATCTTATTAGGTTGTTAAACCTGCAATAATTCCGCTTGCAACCTCTGGAGCCAAAGCTGACTCTGAAGCTGAGAATGTTAGAGTGTAACCAGAACGATCTCCTTGAGCCGTACCAGTTGCACCATTGCCACCTGACATATTAAGTCCGTGAACCTTACCTAAATACCAGTACTTTCCGTTGTTGTCTCCAACTACAGCCACTAAGGTATTCTGAGCTAATAAAAGAATTTCGTTTCTTGTATTCGCTTGTAATTTGTTAAGAATGATTGACAATTCAGCAGCATAGAAAACAGTTCCATTCTGCACGTTAGCGTTAATGTTCTCAGTCAAAGAAGAAGTTCCAGGAACTAATTCATATTTTCTAAAAACCTTACCGGCTCCCTTAGTGATTGCAGTGATTACACCGCTCGCCTCAGTCGTGCTAGATACGTTACCCTTTTCAATGAAATACACTTCCGTGATTCCGCCTAATGAATCTCTGCAATCTAGGGTATACCCTTGAGTTAATGCGCAAGCCATTATTTTAAATTTAAAAGGTTAAAATTAGGGGAGTCCAATCCAATGGAATCTCCCCGAACTTATTGGTAAGAATTAAGCTAAGATGAAATCAACCATTTCAGCAGGGAAAGCAATCTGTACGCCAGCCTTGAACTCAGCTACGAAGCGAACTTGATCAGCTTCTTTAGCGAAGAACAATTCGAAACGCTCTTGCTCATCTAATAAGTCAGTTCCGTAGAACATATTTGAAACGCGACCACCATAGATCTTAGAAGTTCCATTCAAACCTTGAACAGCTACTACCTTTACAGTTGTACCAGGTAACATCATTTCTGAGTCAGCCTTTCCGTCAAATGTGTAAGCGAATAAATTAGCGTTCTTTAATGCGATTGTGTAAGTGCGGAATACATCCATTCCTACGAAGATAGTCGCATCGTCTTTAGCTACGATTTCAGCAGGTAAAGCTTTGTAAACTGCATCGATTACAGCAACTACATTAGAAGTTGTGATACCAGCAGAAGCAGCTAATGGAGTACCGTAGTAAGTAGTCGTGTTAGCGTGGATTACTGAAGCAGAAGCAGCAGCGATTAACTTAGCGAATCCGTCAAACTTGTTTAAGTTTCCGTTTGCTGAAGCAGTATCTCCTTGCCATACCGCAATCTCTAATTGAGCAGCGATCTTGTCAGCCTTACGTTGTGAGTACTCAGCAGCAAATACAATAGAATCGTAAGAAGAGCCAGCAGGCAAAGCCTTCTGTAAATACTTAGCCTCTAAATCTTTCGGGCAAAGTGCCTCGTTTACCTTAATCTTTCCAACAGTCAATGTGCGCTGTGTGAAAGTTGTTGTACCTGAAGCATTGAAACCGCAAGAAGAACCATCTTGGAAGAACGCGTCTGTATCCATGATGTTAACTGTCTCAGCGGATTTAACGCCTAACATTACGTTACCTTGATCCTTGATCAAAGAGATTGTTTTTGCTCCTAATACTGAAGATGCTACTAATTGGGTAGCGTTCTCTTCTGTATAGTTAGCCAATGAAGAAACTACAAATGCCATTTTCTTGTTTGTTAAATTGTTATTTTAAATTTTTTACTTTGTTTAAAAATCTTTCGATTTTATCTTCTCTTTTCTCTACTTGAGAGAAAGAATTTTTAGGAGCTTGGATAGGACTAGCGCTAGGAGTTGAAGCCAAACCTAAAACTACGTCAGATAGATCATTGATCGCTTGAGAGAATTTACCCTCGATAGATGCGATCTTAGCTTTTAAAGCTTCGTTCTCTGACTTTAAGTTTTCGATAGTGCCATCAATTTCGTTGAACTTATCTTCCTTATCGTCTCCCATTGGAATTTCTTCCACCACTTCTTCAATCGGTTCCATTTCTGCTTGAGGTGTCTCAATGCCTTCCACTTTACCGCCTACAGTTGTTACCATAGTACCGTCAACTAGCTCATGCTCACCGTCTGGAGCAGGAGAAGCGTTTCCGCTTTCATCTACTAGCATAGCCTCAGCGCCAATCTCCAAACCACTTAAGTCAATCTTCGATCCGTCTTTAAGATCGTAGGTTTCAAAAGATAGTTGTGCGACCGGTGCAGATTCTTCGCTAGTCTCCACTTGTACTTCTTCATTTTCTGAAGCTAGCATCAAGCGGATTTTTTCGATTCCTTCTTTTACTGTCATGTTTGTTTGTTTTTTTACTACGTTTATAAATAACTAATTACTAAATACTTTATACTTTAAAGTTTACAATCTTGCAAAATCTGAGCTATGTCAGCCCAGAGTTTCTCTTCCTTTGTCATGCCCTCAGGTTGTTTCTTGTAATTAAACATACCTTCAACAGATAAACCTTTAAACTTACCTGCTTTAATGTCTTTCCAGACCTCATCATTATCGATTGAATAAGAGGCAAAAGCGGAGCCATCTGGAGCGTCCTCGAATCCCTTCATAGCCTTGATCCCTCTCGACTCATCTGTGATCCAAATCTCAAACATCGTCACGCCATCGACTACCTGGTTAGGATCGTGCATTAAATTTACGTTTGAAGTGTATCCCTTCTGGAACATCTTTTTAACAATCTTGTAAATCGTATCCTTTGGAAAGGAAACAAAGTACTCCTGGCCATTGTCGTTTCTGTAGATAGGCGTATCCGCTAGCATGATAGGACCAGAGATGATGCGACGCTCTTCGTCTTGAATCTCAAAGTTCATGCGATCCTCTTTGAAGCGAAGGAAGTTTCTCTCGATTGCTGGCTTGTCTACCAATGCAACAAAGTCCACCTCGGATCCGTCCATTAGGTCCTCATTAATTTCTAGTAAATAAATAGGTAAATTCATTCTTTATTTTTTAGTTTAAAATCTTGCCGCTTTCTCTAGGCGTGAAATCCTTTGTTGTGATCCGCTAATGTCACTCTCGACTACATAGGCGCGCGTGGTTACGTTTGAAATAGTATTTAAAGACGCCTGGTCTAATGATGTCGGAATCGTTTCCTGACCTCTAGGTGCAATCGGTGCGCCTGCTCCTGCGCTTGGAGGTGAGCCTAAGCTAGGTGCTGAGCCTCCACCACCTTGACCTGGAACTTGAACAGCTAAGATATTCTGAATTGATTTATATCCAGAAGCTAAAGCAAGTCCGGCATTGATAGGAGCTAGCACTGGTCCAACAAATGGAATACCAATCGTAGACTCATAAGCTTTCTGAGCTGATAGGATTGCTGATATTGTAGCACTTGCCACCGCTGCCGCCTTTCCTGCTGCCGTCTCCTGACCTAATAGATTGGAAAGATTTGCTAGTGTGTCAGCTGTTGCTTGAGCCGCTACAATCTTAGCCTTCTTTTCCTCCTCAGTTAGTTTAACTCTTGCTTTAGTTTGAGCCTCTAAGTTTTTAGTATTCTGCTCTTCTCCTTGCTTAATGATTTGGACAGTCTCGTCTGTAGTGGCTGTAATTTGCTCTAGTTCAGCCTGATCATATTTCTTCTGAATTTCTAAAAGCGCCTCATTTCTAGCGTTCTCAATTTCTACCTCATCACCTCCAAATTTAATTCGGTCCTCTAATTGCTTTGTGTATTTAGCATTGACCGCCTCGATCTCTTTCTCTTGATCAGTTAAGAATTTGTCAGCATTTCTATTAGCGATCGCCTCATCTTCTGCTGCGATTCTTTGCTGATTCTTTTTAAGCTCAGCCGCTGCCTCCTCTGCTTTCTTTTTCTCCTCCTCTTTACGTTTGTTCGCTTCAGCTATTTGCTTGTCTCTAGCTTCTTTGTTTTGCTTAGCTATCTCGTCATTTCTTTTTTGATTCGCGTCTGCTATTGACTTATTATACTTAGTATCAATTACGACTAAATCAGTTTTAAGCTCGCGGAATTTTTTCATTTCCTCTTCGCTTAATTTACCGGTAGTCTTTAGTTTCTCCCTTAGGACATTTAAGTCATTAACGACTAACTGCTTTCTTTTATCAGAAAGAACTTTCTCGCTAGCGCCTGAAGCCTCTAATAGTTTGATTTCTCCTTCTAATGTTTCCTTTCGTCTCTCAGCCGTCTTCGTGAATTTCTCCAAAGATCTCTCTGCTTCGTTTGTAATCCCTACAAAGTCAGTCACTTTAGTAACTATTTCCCCAAAGATTTTACCTACATTTCCTAGGCCAGGGATTAATCTAAGCGCCGCCGCCTTGATTGCATCAAAGTTTGTGACAATTAAACCCAGTGCAACAGCAAAAGCACCGATACCAGTGGCAATTAAAGCCCCTCGCATAGTGGTAAAGGCAGTCACCGCGGCAGTTCTGATCGCAGTAAAGCCAGCAACCACATTAGTCTTGAGGACTAATCCTAAGTTTTTAAAGCCATCGATCGAAGCTAGGACCGTATTTAGTCCTTCAGATAGCGCTAAAGCGGACTGTACTTTCAAGAGTTGCTTCTCTACCTCAGCAGATTCCACACCCACTAAGGCCAAAGCCCCTTGAGTTGCAGCAAATGCTCCAGCTACGCCTTGAATGGATTGTCCAAATGCTTTGAATTTAGCATCCGGATCGAACGCCTCGATAGTTGCTTTAGCGTCACCGATTCTATCCTTTAATTCGGCAGCTCTCGAAGCCGCTGCTGCAATCTCTGCCCCAGTTGCTCCGGCTGTATTTTGAAGTCTAGCTAGTTCCTGGACAGCCTCTCGAAGTTGTCCTCTGAGGCTCTTGGTGTCTGCGACTAGGTTAATCCCTACTGTTTCATTTACTGCCATTACGCGTATGTTAGTTCAATTACTCTTAATAATTCTACTTGTGTAGTCTTTGGAACGCTAGGATTAAAGTCATTGACCTTATTTAATCTCCAAAGTGCGCCATCGATTAGGATCAGCTTTGCAAAGTCTAGCGAATAGATGTCTTGCAAGTCTAGATATAAATAGCAAGTAAGTAGCTTACTATCTTTGGCAATAATCTCAGCCAAATAATCCCCCCAGAATGAAGTGAATAAATTTGCTGAAGGGTACTGAACCGCTAGGCTAAATAATAATTCCTTAGGCACCCCGAAATTAATGTCCTTTGTAGGCAATGTCGGATGATCTAAATGACCTGCATAACCGTAATAAGTTATCTGTGAACCTAGATTTGTATTTGAAGGATAGATTTGCTTAATGTGGTATTGAGTCACTCCAGTGATTTTCTGGAACTGCAT